CCACGCTGCACGCCCCAATAATAAACGCGAATAATAATCATTATCATTTAGATTATCATTACATTTTAACATTGTAATTGAGAATGATTCTCATTATCATTTTGATAGGGGGGGGGGGGAGGTATGAGTGTCGGGAGACTAAACGTAGTATCACAGCAAATTTACGAGAGGGAAAATAGATACTAGTATTATATTCTTCATTCTAAAAATTAAAAAAAAAACTCGTCCCCATAAGTATGTTAAATTTCATGATTTTCTCTATGGACAATATTTTCTACAAATGATATAATATATGGGTTATGTTTAAAAAAGGCTTGATTTTTAACATTAGAAGTATGATGTGTTAATAAAGTTAAGTTTATTTAACATGACAATTCTAAACCATTAGTATAGATTTAGCAATCTATTTAAACTCTAGGAGATTATTATGTGGGTTAAACCAGAAGCAGTAGAAGCTCGTTTTGGCTTTGAAGTGACAATGTATGTTATGAATAAGTAATTTGTTCAATTTGCTAGGCAAACATAGTTGTAAATGTATGCTATAACGAACAGGAAGGGGCTTAATTGCCCCTTTTTGTTGTCTAGGTATGTCTACCTATTGACAAGCTGCTCAATATCGCTAGAAACAGCATAGCGACATTTCGCATCTGCGAAGACAACATAATTAATTTAAACAGGGGGAGTAATTAATATAACAGCAATATAAAACCCAATTATGTTTTTTATATTATTATATTATAATTATTATTATATAATTATATTGTTTTATTATTATATATATTATTTATTATTATATATATTATTAATTATATATTATATTATTATTTAAAATAACACAAATTATGTAATTTGTCAAGAAGAATTTAACAATTCTTGTAATTGTTCCTTCACTCTGTTCCAGAAATCTTAAATAATTGTTGACAAATCCTGTTTTATGTGATATAATACTCTGTATAAAATATTATTGCAGGTTGGAGAAATGGCATCTCGTTGGTCTCATAAGCCAAAGATAGTTGGTTCGATTCCAACACCTGCTACCAAATTAGAAAGTGTTTCCTGAATGGATAAAAACATTGACATAGAAATTATCGCTGCTGAACCTGAGAGTAAACAGAGACGTGGGGGTAAGAGACCCGGAGCAGGGCGACCTGCCCTAGTTCGGTTAAACAAAGAAAGAATGGCACAAGGGCTTGAACCCATCTTGCCGGGCAAAAGCCTAAACAAGAAAGCAGTTAAGCGTAAGAGTGATGCCATCCTGCCTGCTAGTAAAAAAGCTAGAGCTCAAGAAGTGCTGGCTGAGATGCTTGGTAGGAAAAGTAAATACATTGTACAAAAAGTGTTAGATAAAGCCTTAGACGATGATGATAAAGACCAAATGGCTTGTCTACAGTTAGTGATGGATAGAGTGTTGCCTAAAGACTACATTACAAAAGCTAAGGGTGCTGGTAATCAAATTAGCATACAGATAATGGGTGTTGGGGAAACAACAATTAATTCAGAAGAACAAAACGAAGAATTTATTGATGCTGACTACGAAGAGATAGAATAAATGTTTACACCATATTCAATAATACCTGCTACAAATGCTACTCCTAATATTTTAGGAAATATAGCTTCTGGGACAAACACTGCTCCGTTTGCTGGGCAGGTTTTAGGGGCAGGACAACCTTCACAACCTCCTGCACAACAACCTTCACAACCCCCTGCTACACAACTAACAACTAATTCTGCTGCTGCTAACAACTCTACAAATACTACACAAACCCTCACTACATCACAAAGTGGCTCTGCTAATTCTAACCTAGCTTCAACCACTACACAACGTAATCCAACGCTGTCTTACGTAACAGAAGCTAATAGGTCATTAGGTATGCCTACAAATTCTGGGCAAGTGTTGGAACAACTACAACAATACTATGCTCCTAGAGGACTGGGATATATAAACCCAAATGCACCCTCTACACAACAGCTACAATCCTTTGCTAATAATTTAACCAGTGCTGCTGGAGGCTATCAACAGAATGCTTCTACCTTTGGTAATTTATACGCTGACTTTGCAGAAGGTAGAATGGCAGAACAAGACTATGTAGCTAACCTGCAAAGAATGCAAGAGCTGTCAAGACAGGCAGCAGGACAATGGAATGATGTACAAGGTATTCTCAGTAATTCTTTCTTGCCTACACAAACAGTGCCGGGTATGGGAACAACTCAGAATACATTAGGACTAGCCCCAGCTCAACGATTCATACTGCCACAAGAAACATGGGATATGTCTCCCGGTGAATTAGCTAGTTGGATTCAAAGCTATGAACGTAAAATGGGCAGAGATTCCTTTATAGGCAAAGCTGCTTGGATTGCAGGACCAGCTGCGATTGGTGGTGCAGCAGCTATGGGATTAACTGGGATTACCAGCCCATTAAGTTTAACTAATTCAATTATAGGTACTGGTATAGAAAATTTAGCAGGGATTAATAATAGATAATGGCTGAGTTTACCCCATTTGCAATAGTAGCTAAGAAAATTTATGGAGATAGAGGAAACTATGTGAGTCCTCCACAAAACACTGCTGCATATAAATTACTTTCTTCTTCATATCAAAATGCTTTAAAAATGTATCCATCTTTGGCTAATTACAACTTTGATTATAAAGTCTCTGCGGATAAGCCAGAAAATTATTATTTAGAAACATGGAGTCCTAATGACCCGGGAGGTCCGGGATATACTAGACCTGCTGATTTAGCTTTAGATAAACCTGTGGTTGAGATAATGAAACAAAATGCTCTTCCAGAGGACATTATGGGTGATATTGTTTCGCATCAATTAGTAAAAACTTCTGAACCATATAAAACCGCTTATAATTCTTTTGTAAAATCCTTAGAGCCTTGGCAATGGGATATTTTAAATAAACAATATAAGCATGAGACAGAATTAAAACAAAACCCAGAAACTCGCCCTTTTGAACAATGGTTAGAGATGTCAGGGCTTCCATCGTATTTTAGAGGCTATTTATTTAATCAATGGGAATCTCCAGATTATTATACAAAAGACCAATTAAAGTCTTTTGATGATTTAAATAAATACATGAAATCTAAAAAATGACCACATTACAAGTTAAGCTACACCCAAAGCAGTTAGAGATATTTAATGACCAACACCGATTTAGAGTGGTGGCTGCTGGTCGAAGATTTGGTAAATCACGTTTAGCTGCATGGCTTCTAATTATTGAAGCATTAAAAAGCACAAACAAAGATGTGTTCTATGTAGCCCCAACATACCAACAAGCTAAAGACATTATGTGGGGTGTGCTGAAAGAGATTGGGCATGAGGTTATCACCTCTGCTCATGAAAACACTTCAGTGTTGACACTGCGTAATGGCAGAAAGATTTATTTAAAAGGGGCTGACCGCCCTGACACACTTCGTGGTGTGGGTTTAGCATTTCTAGTAGTTGACGAATATGCAGACATTAAACCAAATGTGTGGGAACAGATTCTGCGCCCTGCACTAGCTGACGTTCAAGGTGGTGCTGTGTTCATTGGAACACCAAAAGGTAGAAACCACTTTTACGAAATGTTTAAATATGGGGAAACTGGTAAAGACCCTGAATGGACTTCTTTCCATTACACTTCATATGACAACCCTTTAATCCCACCTAGTGAGATTGAAGCAGCTAAGAAGAGTATGTCTAGCTTTGCGTTTAGACAAGAATTTATGGCTTCCTTTGAAGCTGCCAGTCGAGATATTTTTAAAGAAGAATGGGTTACTATCGACGAGGATGAACCAAATGATGGTAGATATTTTATCGCTGTTGACCTTGCTGGTTTTATTAACGTAGATAAAGAATCAGCAAACAAAAACAAGAAGCTGGATGAAACCGCCATAGCAGTGGTTAAAGTGCATGAAGGTGGCTGGTGGGTTGCTGACATTCTACATGGTAGATGGGACATTAAAGAAACCTGTGAGCAGATTATGAAAGCCGTTGTTCGCTACGAACCTGTAGCCGTTGGTATTGAAAAAGGGAGTTTGAAGAATGCTGCTCTACCTTACCTCATGGACCTTATGCGTAAGTATAATCAATATTTCCGCATTGATGACGTTACACATGGTAACCAGAAAAAGACAGACCGCATTGTGTGGGCATTACAAGGCAGGTTTGAACATGGAAAAGTAGTTTTAAATGAAGGTGGATGGAATAATGAGTTTATCGACCAGCTTGTAAACTTTCCCAACTCCATGATGCACGATGACTTAGTAGATGCTTTGGCATACATTGACCAGATTCAAGTGGTTGAGTATTTCCAAGACTACGAAGAAGAAGATTATGAACCCTTAGACGCTATAGCAGGATATTAGAATGGCAGACACTCCAGAATTTATAGACAGAATTAACAACCCTGAAAAATACCCATATATTTCAAACGAAGATGGTTCAATTTCAACTCATAAAATGAGGGCAGAAGTAGATGATAAAGGAAATTGGATGGTGTTTCCATCTATAGTGCAACTTCCTGATGGTAGTTTGTATGAGTTTAAAGACCCTATGCAAGCAATGGCATACAATATAAGAACTAATAATTTTTTACCTATGGGCTCTAAAAAAGAAGCATTATCCTACTCAGAGGGTGGATATAAAAAAGGAACTCCACTAGAAAAGTTTAACCCATTAAAGAAACGTAAATAGAGGCAACTATGCAAAATAAACTAGTAGATTGGATTAATGAATACATCTCTGAATGGAAAGACCACAGGGATAGTAATTATTTAGAGAAATGGAAAGAATATGAACGCCTATGGCGAGGTGTGTGGGCTGCTGAGGATAATACTCGTTCCTCTGAACGTAGCCGTGTAACTTCCCCTGCATTGCAACAAGCCATTGAGAACAGTGCTGCTGAGATTGAAGAAGCAGTATTCGGGCAAGGTGCAAACCTGTTTGACATTGAAGACGATATGTTAGACCAGCAAAAAGCTGACATTGAGTTTGTAAAAAATTACATCAAAGAACAATTTAAGCAGAATAAAATTAGAAAGTCTGTTGCAGATGTAATCTTATTAGGTGCTATTTATGGCACTGGTATTGGTGAAGTGGTTACTAAGAAAGTTAAAAAGAAAAGACCAACAACACAGCCTATGCCTGACTTACAAGCAGTAGCTATTGGTGTAGAAGACTATGAATCTGTAATGGTTGCACTAAAACCAATCAGTCCACAAAACTTCATCATTGACCCTAATGCCACTTCTATTGAAGAAGCTATGGGTGTTGCTATCGAAGAGTTTGTACCAGCCCACATCATTGCTCAGAAAATTAAAGAAGGTACATATAAAGACCCTTCGGACATGGGTGATGATGCCCCACCAAATGAAAACTTAGAAGCCTCATGGGTTGACCAAGAATATAACGACGATAAAATCAGAGTTGTTCGCTACTACGGCTTAGTTCCTAAGAAACTACTTGAAAGTGGTGGTGAAGAAGAAGAAGTTGTAGAACTATTCAAGAAAGAAGATGAAGATGAAGAAGAGCAGTCAGAACTTCTCGAAGAATATGGCGATATGGTGGAAGCCATTGTTGTAATAGGTAATGATAAGCTGTTAAAAGCAGATAAAAGCCCATTCATGATGCAAGACCGCCCTGTTATAGCTTACCAGCATGATACAGTGCCAAATCGCTTCTGGGGTCGTGGTGTAGGTGAAAAAGGCTACAACATGCAGAAGATGATTGATGCGCAAATGCGTAGTTACATGGATGGTTTAGCATTAACATCCGTTCCTATGATGGCTATGGATGCTACACGCTTGCCACGGGGGAGTAAGTTCGAAGTAAGACCGGGCAAAACTATCCTAACTAACGGTAATCCCGGTGAAATCTTGATGCCATTTAAGTTTGGCAATACAGACACCTCAAACATTGAAACAGCAGCTCGTTTTGAGCAGATGTTAGCCCAAGCTACAGGCACAATGGATACATCATTGATGCAAACAGGTAGTGCAGGTGGTGGTGAATTTGGCTTAACTTTAGCCCCAATCATCAAGAAAAACAAACGCACACTAATTAACTTCCAAGAACAGTTCTTAATACCATTGATTGAGAAGTCTGCTTGGAGATATATGCAGTTTGACCCTGAAAACTTCCCTGTAGCCGACTATAACTTTGTTCCAACTGGTACATTAGGTATGTTAGCTCGTGAAGTTGAGCAATTACAGCTAATTAACTTGCTAAAAACACTTGGTCCTGATACTCCAATCACTCCAATCTTGATTATGGGTGTTATTCAGAACAGCAGCTTGCCCAATCGTATGGAATTACTTGCACAAATGCAACAAGCTATGCAACCTGACCCACAATCACAACAAATGCAACAGATGGCTCAAGTTATACAAGTTAAAACTGCTGAAGCGCAGATTGCTGACCTCACTGCAAGTGCTCAAGAGAAGACTGCAAGAGCTCAAAAGACGTTGGTTGAGGCTAATTTAGCTCCAGAAGAGGTAAAAGCTAAGATGGTAAGTGCCCTAAGCACCAATCTAAGTGAAACACCAGATGATAAAGCGTTTAAAAAACGAGTAGACATTGCTAATTTGATGCTAAAAGAGAAAGATTTAGAGATTAAAGCCCAAGATTTAGCACAAAATAAAGAAATTGTCAACATGCAAATGCAAAACACTTGACAAAATCGATAAACTATGTTATAATTATAACATAAACTCAAATTATACCACAATATCCTGAAAGGGGCAATAGGTGGACAGAGAATTACAGAATTATTACGAAGACAGATTTGAAATGATGGGTAGTAAAGGTTGGACAGACCTTATTGAGGATGTTCAAAAGATTTACGACAGTTATAACAATGTATCTTCAATCGGTAGCCCTGACGATTTCTATTTTAGAAAAGGGCAACTAGATGTTCTCCAATGGATTCTGGGCTTGAAAGCCGTATCAGAGCAAACCTATGAGGAGTTAAAGAATGAAGAGGCTGTATGATTTCCAATGTACAACGTGCCAATCGCAGTTTGACAAGTATACGGAATATTGTGCAACCACATCATGTCCTTCATGTGGAAATGACGCACAGAAAATAATTTCTGCGCCAACCATCAAACTAGAAGGAATTACAGGAGCATTTCCCGGAGCCGCTGCAAGATGGGAAAAAATGCACAACCAACGCAGCAAACAAAGAGATTAGACCTGCCAAAAGTTTAATTTCTTTTCCACAATGCTAAATGCACGGAGACATAATATGGCAAAAGTAATTGATGACGTTTTAGAAAGTAGTATCGAGGGCGATTCACTAGATGATGCAGAGGTTGTAAATACAGCCCAACCTGCGGAAACTAAACAAGAACCTAACCCAGAAGATGATTTACCAGAGAAATACAAAGGCAAGTCTGTTAAAGACATTGTTGCTATGCACCAAGAAGCCGAGAGGTTAATTGGAAAACAAGGGTCTGAAGTAGGCGAACTTCGTAGAGTGGTAGATGACTTTATTAAAGCGCAAACATCAAAAGACTTAAAGACAAATAAAGAACCTGAAATCAGTGAAGAAGATTTCTTTGTTGACCCACAATCTAGTATAAATAAAGCCATTGAGAGCCATCCTTCTGTAAAGGAAGCTAAACAAGCTGCAAGAGAGATGAAACGAGTGGAAACTCTTAGTAAGATTCAGTCAGCTTTTCCTGATGTAGCTGAGATTATTCAAGATGGTAATTTTGTAGATTGGGTTAAGAGTTCTAAAGTTAGAACAGAGTTGTTTGTAAGAGCTGAAAATGATTTTGATTTTGACGCTGCTACAGAACTTCTATCTACTTGGAAGGAAAAACAAGAAATTTCTAAAAAAGCTGTTGAGACATCTAAAGTTGACAGAAATACTCAATTAAAATCTGCGGATGTATCTACAACTTCTTCAACTGAATCTGTTCCTAAGAAGAAATATCGTCGAAGCGATATTATTAAACTAATGCAAACAGACCGAGACCGTTATGAAGCCATGCAAGATGAAATTATGGCAGCTTATGCGGAGGGTCGAGTAATTTAACATTTTTGAAAAGGAAATAAATCATGGCTTTAGGCTCTAATCATGTAACCCCAACCACAGCAGCAACCTTTATTCCAGAGATTTGGAGTGATGAGATTGTTGCTGCTTATAAGAAGAACTTAGTTGCTGCTAACTTGTTTAAGAAGATGTCTTTCTCAGGCAAGAAAGGTGACACAGTTCATATTCCTTCACCAACTCGTGGTGCTGCTTCTTTAAAATCAAGCAACGCACAAGTTACTTTGCAAGCTGCTACAGAAAGCGAAGTAGTTGTTAGCATTGACAAGCACTATGAATACTCTCGTTTAATCGAGGACATCACTGAAGTTCAAGCATTGGCTTCTCTACGTCGTTTCTATACAGATGACGCTGGTTATGCTTTGGCTA